AAATTCAACATCAATACGCGTCCAAGGGTTAGCGAGCGCCGTAGAATCAGCACCAAAATTGGCGCCCAATCGCGGAACAAGGTAATCTTTAGGCATAGTTAATGAAGACAATAACTGAGCAGTCTCCGCACTAGCTGCATTGCTTAACTGCTTAAGCTCTGCTCTAACAATCTTACGTGTTGCGTTATCCGCATTAGACATGCTTGAGAACGCAACAACATTCTTCTTCTTTGTTTTCGGTTTATCTTTATTTTTCTTCCTATTATTTAAAACGCCGGAAGAACTAACGTTGGCAGTTTTACCACTTGCCAGTGTAGGAGTATTTTCGGGGGTATTCATTATATGATTAGATTTTCCCTTAACAGGTCAATCATAATCCACAATGGAACTAACAGTTTTACTAACACCCTCTAAACGCCCCTCTGCATGCAACAAAACCCTATCCGTGAAGAATCTCTTGTCCACACCCATATCCTCAAGAACTTCCATCACACGGGACAATTTATCCGAATCAGCACAAGCAAAATTATATGCAAGGCTGTCCACGGCTGCCCGTAAAACAGATGGGGAATCTTGATGGAAAAGATTAAACAAACTCTTATTAAGGTTCACATTCTGAAGAACATGAACTCCATTAATGAGAGTCAATTTTCTTGAACAAAAGCTCTTCTCACCATCGGTAAGAATCTTGCCCATACGTGTCCAAAAAGCCTTATATGCTACAGGATCAATAGACTCACATTTACTCACAACCGCATCATCACCCAAGGATAACATCTTTGGTACACGGATGTTTTCAATCGTCGTCTTCGATGCCACATAATTGGCGTAAACAGTCTGATAAGCAGTCTGCCACACCGAATTCATATGGAGAGTCAGCGCCCATCCACTTTTTAAAAACCCTTTTTGGAGCTGTTCGAGTTTTACACCATTGGCTAAATAAAACATCGGTCTAGCACCAAGGCCAAAAATGGTAGGAAAAACAACTGACTCTAAACTAGCGACACCATACAGCGCCTCAAAATAAAACTTGCAAAATCTCGCGTCTGTTGCATTTATAGTCCAGTCCCATGCGGACTTGTCATAATCATGAGGGTCATCACCAACGACGCCACGATAATGCGTCGCAAAAGCATGACTATCTAGATCTGCACCAATAACCCAAGGTTTGTTTGCAAAATTGTCAACATCGTGCTGAACAAGCTCCTCTGAGAGAGCCAAATGCAACACAGCAACATATCCATCCAAACCAGAGATCACACGGAATCGGGACTCTGCAACCTTCTCTTTCTTATGAGGTTCATCTTTAATAAAGGCTTTAATCTTAAGCTCAGGATTTAGGCCCCCAAGAACATCCATCACAAAACCAGATATTTCAGCGAAACAAATTTTATATTTGGCCTCATCTAATACGACGGTGCCATCTCTTCTCCTATATACACCAAAAGCTTTTGCTTTTGTTTCCTTTGACGAAACACCAAAACTCTTATCGCCACACTTGCTCAAAAAATTCGGACCAAGTAAGTAACTGCGAATACGCTGGTCAAGCTTTTGCAAAATGTCCACATCGCTGACGAGGCCAACACTCGTAACAGCGGAATAAGAAGCCATCTTGCAAGCTATAGCACGATCAACATCCTCAGATACATAATAGTCAGGAGCCACAGGCATCTTCGATAAATACTTCAAACAATGTAAATGAAAACTATCCAAAATAGCACGTGCGCTCTTTCTGGGCCAAGATAGGGTGTCTAATGCTCTAGCAAACCAAGCAATCTTAGTCTCTCTGGTGGGTTTACACATATCAGACGCGTCATGCATTTGCACGTCATGAGAGTGAGGTTTAAAGTACGAACACAAGGCGGGAGGAACATTAATCTGCGATTCTTGACGCATGAACAAACGATCCAAAACCGTCTTCTTTTTACTAATAACCTTACTCTTTGACCTACCAATGAGAATCTCCTTAACATAAGGATCTAATATCTGCATACTTCCTGTCTCTTGGAAAAGGTGTTGCGTCTCTTTATTACTAGAGCGCTTACCCTTGCGTTTGAGAGAGGTCTTACGCTGTGACTTGACTGAAACACTGGGTACTCGATCAGACCATAAACCAACAGCCTGCAACCATTCTCTAGGATTCGAATCAAATCTCAACTTCTCAGACATTATAAACTTACGCATGCCACCTATCAGGTTACGCATGACAGGATCATCTAAACGCTTTATTAAACCGTAATATTGCTCAGCCTCCTCAAGATCCATTTGATCTGCCCAGGAACTATTATCACTAGCTCTCAGACTTAGACCATCTAATTTAATCTTCAGGATTTCTTTTGCCTCAGCAGCATCACGAGGATAAAACTTCAATTTAAAACCATCAGTATCAAGTGTAACATTGACCAAATGGGGGACATATCCAGTTTCAACAGTTTGATACACAACGCAATAAACACCCGAATACTGCTTGGTAGCCCAAGACAGAAAAGTGTCCAAATACGACTCTTGCACCAAATCATCATCAAAGAATATGTGCGCATACGCCTCGAGAACCGCAGACGAGATGTAAAAATTTACATTATCGCCATCTCTAACGACAGTCCCTCCATAATGCATACCAAAATAGTAATTAGAACTATCGGATATGCTGATCAGAGGTGCACCACTAGATGAAGGGTAAGTTGAGGCCGTATGCCTGCCACCATGAGCCGAAATGTCCGTCATAACACCAATAGAAGAAAACCCACCGTCACCAGGAGTGTAGACCCTTATTTGGGAGCCAACAACATCCTGGGCACTACGGAGCAATTTGCTTCTAACCACGACCCTGGCGTCCATCACAAAATAACAGACGTCAAGAGTCGGCACAACATAGACACTACGATAACTCAAAGGGACAAGCTCACTGGAACCAAGTATTCCACAGCGGGTCGCACCAATGATGTTGGGAGCCGCATGTGCAGCTGTCACCATCACGGACGATCCATCTCTAAGTTGCCTAATTTTAAAACTAGCCGCCAATGAAGATCCAGTATCATCATAAAGAACCAAAACTCTCGGGTCACTCTTAACAATGGGCAAAGCTGGATTATTCCGAATAGCCGCCTCTTGTTGTAAACCGAGCTTACTTACTCTCGCTTTTTCGGCAAGAGCCGCTTTTAATGATAAAACCTCCTTCTCCAAGGACAGAATTTTATTCGTCTTGGCATTTTTATAATCTATAAACCAATACCAAGCACGCTTCGGCAAAGAAAAAACAAAATAATACCAGCGAAATACCATGGCCAACGTTTTATATCCTAACCAGACAAAGCCGATCAGGATAGCCACATTTAAAATGGCAACAAACATAAACTCACAATCAAAGACCTTGAACAGGTTGGAGTGGTATTGAACACCAATAACCTCAGACTTAACTTCACTAACAAGCAAGCTCAAGATCAGGTATAACACTGGCCAAATTGGTTTTGACCTAGGCATAACGTAACACATGTCCGCAATGCTATGGGCCAAA